GGATATTCCCAAGTTCCATTTATGTCGATAGTTCGAACACCGGCATATAAGGAGTTAGGTTTAAGAGCAACCACAAGAGGTGAAGCGTTGTTTATAGGAGCGATTTTATATCTCATACTACCGCGGTAGAATGCATATAAACTCGCAAACCATGAAATACCATCGATGTCAAACGTACCCTCACCTGTTAATCCTTCAAACCGATTTGGATTAATCCAAAAAGGTTGTTTGAATTCCCAGTATCTATTTTGAGTGGGTGGTGTTATAGCAGAAAACCTCTTAATAAGCTGTCTAAAGCTAGTAACTTTCTCGCCCATCATCAGCATAGATGCGTTGTAAGTTGTCGTAGTTGGTTGCAGTGGTACCTCGTTAAAACTTGTTGGTTCTTCACGAGCTACCTCTGATGGTGTGTCACCTGTATCTGTTCCTACTTGCGCCATGCTCGTAATGATGTCTAGGACACCTTTATTACTTGCGTTGTTAGGTGGTGCACGAAGTGCTAAAGCGGGTACTATAGGGATAGCGAATTCGATATCCTCTGCAGCACAAACTTCAACTATAACTTCGATAGTATCAGATACAGTAGATGTATTTACGAGTTCATTGAGAACCTCGACTACAATCGATCCACAGGCATGAGTTTGATTAAAATTAGTAACCCATGGAGTGGAGTTGATATGTAACCAAGGTACAGTGGCCACGTAAGGGACGTTAAATTCTACATCTGTGTCAGATCTAATATCTACCACAGTGGAGTAGTTAGCGTCGGTCTCAAAATTAGCGGGTAAAATTCCACCGAAAAAGCCGGGTACGTAAATAATGCGTATACGGCCAGAATGGAACTTTGTTTTGACAAATTTTAGTTTTACATTCATACCGCCACGCCATAACACAAAGTTAGAAGCGGCGAAGTATAAATGCGGGATAGACAGTCCAGTTACACCAATCTTAGCAAACCAAGCAGTGGGTGACACTACATGGTTATAAAGGACGGTAGTAGGACTATCTCCTTTCCTCCAGTCAAATCTTCCTACGTAGTTATATGTTCTAGCCACGTAATCAACGGACATTTCATCGGAATCTGTGCGGAAAAGCGATTGAAGATGTTCAATTTCATTTTGGCTTGTTAAACCCAAATTAGTTGCCATATCCGAACCGTCAGAATTACACATAAAACGAGAAGGAGCTTGTTTGAATAGCTGCATATCCGCTGGATTAAGTGGCTTTGACCATCCGTGAGTTGCAGCAACAGCATGCAGAGCGTCAACGCCAGACTTAGCATATCCTATTAGTTGGCCCACACCGGGTATTTTGGTGAGTGGTTCCATAATAGTAGAATAAGCTTCCGCCTGTCGTGTGACAAACCCTTGCTTCTGTTGTTGTTTACCCTCTTCTCCCACTTGAGCGATAGAAGTTGGCATACCAGTAGGAAATTCAGTACGTACATTAGTCATGTTAACCCATATTGTGTAGTCTATGTTCCCTCCTGAC